AATGGTCAACACTCAACGACTTACATCTGGAACTCGTCTCTGGGCTTCGGCAGATAGCGCAGACGCCCTTCTGCTCCACAAGCAACTGGTCGAATTGGATTGCAGTAAGGCCATATGCGCCTTTAAGGCGCGAACTGCGCATCATCTCGCGGTTGCGGATGTACCAGTTGCGGTGCGTCTCGGCGACCTTGGCAGGGTTCGCTGCCGCCCACGCGGCGGCCTTGGCGCGGTTAGTCTCGGCATTCTTGCGCCCCCACTCTCTAGCCCTAGCCCGCTTCTTCTCAGCAAACTCCGGATCAGTTGCGTAGCGCTCCCGCTCCCTCTCTCGTCGTGAAGCAAGCTTTCTGGCCTGCGGGTCGTCTGGGAGGGCCATGTCAGCGGCTCATCGCTGCGTGGAGGAGTACCACAGCAAAGAAGAGCGCCACAGAAATCCAGAGCGGCGACAGCACCCACAGCCATGACCAAACGATGAAGCCAGTCAGCTTTAGGCCTATGAAGAGGATTGTTAGTAGGCCAGCGAATCCGATTCCCATTGCACTACTCCATGTCGGGGTAGTGCCAGTAAACCTGCAATCAGTGCAATCGTCAGGCGACCTCTTGCACTTTCTTTCGGCCACGCTCGGCCATGTTGTAAACAGTCCGACGACAAACTCCTAAGCGCTCAGCCGCCACATCAGGACCAAGTGGCAGCAGGTTAGCGGCCTGAACATCTCGCATACGGCGCTCGTGAGCAACAATGTAACGCCCGACCAAATCCCCCAGCGCCAGTTCAAATTCCACACCGCCGCCCACCGATCGCATCTCCTCGCACAGGCGGACCATTGCGTCGTCAATCTTGGTCATAGGTAGCCTCATTGCGGCAGAATGAACAGATGTGCTTGCCGTGATGGTTCTGGTATTCCCTGGAGCCGCACGATTGACACTTCCCTAGCGCTACTGGTCTAGCAGGCTTAGCTTTAGCCGGCAGAGCCGGAATCTCCCGTTCCATCATTTCCTTCTGGGCAATTGCCGCAGCGAAAGCTGAAATTACCGGTGCGCACGTGCCCATATCTAAGCCCCACGCTCTCGCACCAGCAGGAAGAACCCCTCCTCGTACAGCTCCTGGGTGTAGCGCAGGTCGAAACTCCACGACTGCGCGGCCTTCATGGCGGCATCGCTTGGAACCACGAACCGCCAGCCCTTGCGCGGAACCTTGTACGCAAGGCATGGAACCGCGCCGCGCTGGCTAGCAGCTACACACGCCTGCCCCCACCACTTAGCAATCTCCACCTTCGCGCAGTTCTTGCACTCGATGAGGAAGCCGGCCACCAACTGCTCAATGTCGCCGTGCTGGGCCTGCTGGTATTGCTTGAGTTGCCTCGTGTAGGTTCCACCAAGGTAGTCAGACAATAGTCTGCACAGTTCCCGCTCAGCCCTTGCACCCTTGTTTCGCGAGAAGGCGCCCATCACCAAGCCCTCGCGAATATGTGGCCCGGCTCGGCGCTTCGCCAGTTGTTCAGTGCTTCAATGGCGGCTTCTTGGAGTTCCGGCACACCCCGAACCGTGGCATCTAGGCGACACTGCCGGCAAATGTTCTCCACGCCCATGCGCTTCGTCCTGTCCTTCCGGTACATGCTCAGCGGCTTGGCCGTGCCGCAGCGGTTGCATTGCTTGCTCATACGCACCCCAACTGTTCGTCTTGCCAACGCTGCCACGCCTCAGTTCCGCGTCCGTATCCGGGAAGTACGTCGTATGTCCACTCCCTGAAATCCGCCGCGCTGTAGAAACTCGGCCCGTACAGCTCGCGCATGTCGTAGGTGGAGTGGCCTGGGATTAGGACTCCGTCGTGATGCCAGGCGCCCAGGGCCACAATCGCGTGTTGGCCTATCTGCTTTTGCCCGTGGTAGTCGCCGACGTTGCGGTGATGAATGTGCGTTGCGCCGCACTGTCCAATGCTGGCTTTCTGCATTCCATTCGCTATTCGGAAACGGCAAACGACGCAGCCCAGCGCCCGAGCGCGGTCCTGATAGTCCTGCTGCGCCATCGTGGGCGGCTTGCGCTTGGCGAGGGTCATGCCAGATTCTCGATATAACCAAGCTTTACGCCCAGCAAACAGAAGAGCGCGTAGGCCGATTCCTTAGAGGTAACGACACCCTTGAACATCTCGCCATTCTTGAGCTCAATCCATAGCGCGTCTCCATTCTCAAAAACTGAAACACTCCGGTCGGCATCAACGTCGATTGAGAGCCCGTTGGTATTGTTCTGATTTGTGAAAAACTGAATGCAAATCACGCCACTTTCTCCATATCCCCAAACACCACACCGTGCTGCGTCCCAAATGCCTCAATCAGGGTTTGCAGCTCCACCATCTCGCCCACGGTCATCTTTGACGTGCGGGCGCCTAACATCACGAATCCGCCTTCAATGCCGGGGCTTACGCGCTGGCCCTTGCGCAGCGCAGCGGAGAACACGTCCTTCCAGTCCTCCGGCGACAGGTACGTCTCTCGCCCATCTACCGGCCACTTCACTTGCCTCGCCACGTCGTGCAGTAGCGCCCAGAGACGGGAGTTTTGTTCCAGCGAGCGGGTTGGCTTGCACTCGGATAGCTCCAACTTGACTGACTGGCCCAACTCCAGATACGAACAGGCGTCACGCCACGCGGCGGTCATGCGTGGCCGTGCGTTTTCGGGTCGTAGGATGTATGTGGTCACCGCTTCCTCCTCTGCGGCTCCCACATAGGTGGAATCCGCTCTATCTCAACTTCGTTCGGCTTCAAGGCTGGCCTTCTGCCTATTTCGCCGCACTCGTCCTGCGCCCAAATCAACTTCGCTTCTGGGCCTATCTCGTCAATCAGCTTCGCCAGCTCTGGAAAACGCGCTCGATTGGCTGCGCGCTCGGAATCGCGACGAGATGCCTCCGCGTCGGCCATCCGCTGAAGGTTCACTAATGGGTCGTTCGGGGGCATCGCAGGTCTCCAATCGCATCTGTCCCAACATTGCGCGCGCCCAAGCAGTGCCTTGTTCGCCGCTTCGGTGTTTGCGCAGAATGAGCTCGACATAACCGGCGAGCGGCCCATCTGGCTGGTAGTACTCGTCGCGATACACCGCCATCACCACATCCGCATCCTCTTCGATGCGGCCGGAATCGCGCAGGTCCGACAGGACCGGACGGCGGTCTGTTCTGCCCTCTAGGCCGCGATTCAACTGGCACAGAAGCAACACTGGAGCAGTGTCCTTGGCGAGCCGTTTCAGTGCTGCCGTAATTGCCCCAAGTTCGCTAGCGTCGTGACGACCGGGGCGTGCAATCAGTCCCAAGTGGTCCACGACAATCATCCGCAGCGGGTCAGCCATGTGAGCCTGGCGAGCGATAGCCGCAATTCCGTCCACCGTGCGGGTAGCAGAGTCGTCAATCTTCAGCGGCAACTCGGAGACGCCCCGGCTTGCCTCAGCAATCAGCTGCATTGCGTGGTCCGGCGCATCCTTCGGGAATCGAATCCACTTGTGTGGCAGCTGTCCGACATTGGCTACCGCGCGTTCGATGAGCTCCCCTGCCGTCATCTCCAGGGAGAAGTAGAGGGTGCGCCCAGCAGCCAGTGCGTTTTGGAGTGCAAAGGCCGTCTTGCCCATCCCAGGGCGTCCGGCCACGATGACCAAGTTTCCTGGCTGCCAGCCGCCGGTCATCATGTCCAGGGACTCGACGCCCGTCGGAACTCCGCTCAGCACGCCGTCAGCAGCAAACCGGCGCTCCAGCGAAGCAGCCATCTCGCCGAGGCCGTCGCGAACACTCTTAACCTTCGCCATCTGTTGCGGGCGCACTGAGCCAAGAATCGTCTGGGCGTCTTCGTAGGACTCACAGGTGGCAATGCGGCGGCCGGCGTCACGCACCTTGCGGGTCTCGGAGGCATCGGCAATGCGACGAGCCCAGCCTTCGATGTTCGCTGTACCCACCGTATTGGCGGCTAGCTCCAGGGCGAAATCGTAGCCGTCGTCCAGCGCCGTCACGCTGTCGTAGGTTTCGCCGTTGGCGGCCGCCTCGGCGATTCTGGCGAACAGGCCTCGGTAGTCTTGCGGGAAATCCTCAGCACCTACGATGTCGGCAATGCGCCAGTAGGCGGAGTTGTCGCACAGCAGACCGCCAATCACGTTCTGGGCGGCGGCGCTCAAGGGTTCATCTCCCGCTGTGCCATCTCGCCGGCAGCCGTCAGGGTCCAGCCCCTACCCTGCTGGTCCGCGCGCCACAAGCGCAGCCAGTCTTCCCTCAGCGCCTTCCGGAACACGGCCCGCCAATCGGTGTACTTCTTCCCGTTGTCGCCGTAGCGGTTCTCGAAGGCGAACCAGGCCAAGCCTATCCACTCCCTCGGAATCTGGACCTGCGCGGCCCAAGCGTAGATGGGGTCGCTGTCGGCGATCAGCTCCTGGTCGTCCGGCAAGCCAAGCACCCATTCGGACAGAGTGACCTCCTTGCCCCTCCCACGGGTGCGGGACGCGTCCTTATCTCCTTCCTTTCCTTTCCTTTCCTTTCCTACCTGCGCGTGCACATCTAGATTTGACGCGTGCGCACGCGTCACTGACGCGTCAGGCACGGGTAGTTCGGACTTGGCCTCACGTGGGTTGACGTGCTGGTGATTGGTGAACGACGGGATGTAGGCAAGCCCATCCCCGTACAGGACTACCAGTCCCTGACGGATAAGCTCGTCACATAGGGAGTCAATGTTGGCGTCGTCGGCGGGCAGGTATCGGAACTTGAAGGTCCGGGGCTTCCAGACCATTCGCCCCTCTCGGTCCGCCTCACACCACAGGCCAATGTAAAGAAGGCGCGCAGCCTGCGTGAGCGAGATGATGTCCTCGCTCGTGAAGAAGTCTGGTTTGATGGTTCGGATGCGTGCCACTTCTTTCCTACTCCCCCTGAAACAAATCTCGTTGCGGCGGGCGCTGGATTCGGTCCCAGGCCTCCGCGTCTTTCTGCTTGCGCTGTGCGTCGTAGTGGCGCGCTTCCCATGGCAAGAGGGGTTCCGACGGTCCGCCGGCCAGCTCCTTGCAGATGCGCGCCCATTCGCTGTGGGGTGTCATGCGACCTTGTCCATTCGGTTGGAGTGGCCCAGGTGGTAGGCGCCACAGCGGCAGCGAAACACCATCAGCGGGCCGTGCCAGAACTTGGCGTCCTGGTGGTCATGGCGCTGGGTCTTATCCCGGTGTAGCCGCTCTGAATGCGCCTTGGCGGCCGTGGCGAAGGACTGCTTGCCGGTGTATGGGCAGCGGGTCATGGGTAGCTCCTTGCGCCGCAGCGGACACATTTGCGACCACATAGGGTTCGTGTTGCGTTGTAGAAAATTCCCGTAGGTGCCAGATATGGCGGTCCAGCGAACAGTGACGGGAATACGGGCATCAGAACCTGGCGCTGAACAGGCTCGTGTAGCCGATAAATGTCTTTCCACTTGTGGGCGCCTAGTGCGCAGCGAATACTCATGCGGCCGCCTCCTCCACCCTCTCCACCTTCTCGGTGTTCAGGCGGCCCATCAGCTCCTGGAAGCATTCGGTGCCGGCGGTGTGGCCGGAGGGGAGGATGGGTTCTAGTGCATCCTCATGCGCCACAATGTCTTTTCCATCGGAAGTCTTGAGGTCGAGCGGCCAGCCACTCCAGCTCCCGAAAGCTAACGAACGACATTCTTTGAATGGCTCTATGATCCGGGCTTCGCGTCCCAACAACTCGGGATGAAAACCGGTGCGAACAATCCGCACCCTCTGCCCCACAAAGAATTTGGCCATCACGCAGCCCTCAACAGGTCGGCCAGCCGCTCTACCGGACAGATGTCTTCCATCGCTGCCTGTAGGTCGCGGAACTGACGCAGGAGATTGGAACCGGTGGCCGCACACAGGGGGCCAACCAGCTTTTCGGGAATGCGGCGCTCGCCGTTCTGCATCCGCGATACGTAGGCAACCGATTTGCCGATGCAGGAGGCGACGTACTCCAGCTTGTGGTGCCCTGCCCTAATGCTCACAGCCAAGGCTTGAGCCTCGGAGTCAACCTGCCTTAGCACCTTGGATGACGCGTTCTGAGGGCCTCTATGGACTCCAAAAGCGAGCTTCAGATACGAGTTGTTTCCAGTACTTGCCATTTTTTGCCTTTCTTTGACAAAGCCGTTCGGGCGAAAAAATAGGCCCAGCCCCAAAGGACCGAGCCGCGATGAATCAATCAGTGCTGTGTTGTTCCGCGCCCTGCACTACGCAGGCGGGAGGGGTGTTGTCGTTCCGGAACAGGAGCGAAGCCGCTAGCAGGACGACCAGCGCCCAGATGACTAAGAACGAGGCATCGAAATCAGTGGGAAGCGCCATCTCGGCGCCACGGCGACGGTCCATTGCAGGTTGGTTAGTCATGGCTCCACATCCAAATCAGGTGGCCGAGGAGGACCAGCAGTGCGACCATTTGCAGGGCCGCCAGCCAGCTGGTCGCGGGGAGGAACATGGACAGCGAAAACAGCACAAGCCCGGCGAGGCTCAGGCGGGACGCCCTGCTCGCCCCACTTCCTTTGGCGGTGTCGCTCTGGGTCTTGTTCTTCACGGACGCACCTCCCGACGTGCGGGAATGGCTTTGGCTAACCACCCGAATCGGGTTCGTGGTCCTCGCCGCCCTAAACCTCGCCTACCGCGTATGGCGGTGGCGGAAGTGGTCGAAGTAGCGCCCACACCGAACCTCCTGGGGGTTGAGTTACGATTGGTAGAACTCACTGGGGGAATCCGGCATGTCTGCGGGGACGAATCCACTCTTCGAAAACAGGGCGGAGTACGAGCGATTCCTGCTCGATGGCATCCTTCGACTGAACAAGCTCATGGCTGCTGTCCTTCTTTGGCTAATGGCCCTGACCCTGCTACTTCTTGCCCTGATTGCTTTGTGGGCTCTGGGGGTGACGGGTACAGAGGCGGCAGTGGCCCTTCGCCATGCATGGCATTCCAATACCGCTCAAGTCCTGACAGCAGTTGGCTTTTCTGTTTTGAGCCTCGTGGGCGCAGGAATCTGGATAACCAGGCGATTGCACGCTTGGCTCGGGAAGCGGGTCCTGCTTCGGTACTTGGCGGGGCGGCAGAGGGCTTAGTCATTGCCAAGACTCCCAAAGCCCGCGCGAGCCGAACCCACAAATCCACGCGCAGGCCAGCATCACCGCAATCCTGTTCCGGACCATCCAGGCAGCTAACTTCTCCACAGGCCACCTCTGAGGGGGTTGGTTGTGGGCTAGTCAACCATGGATGACCAGCAAGTGTCAACCATCGGAGACTACCGCTCGTCAACAATGGCTGACATGGAAACCGTTGGCGAACGTCTCAAGCGAGCTAGAGACGAGAAGGGTATGAGTCAGCCAGAACTGGCCCGGACTGCCGGCGTCAGCAAGCAGGCGATCTCAAAAATTGAGCTGGGACACACCCAGAATCCCGAAGCATCGACGTTAGAGCCCATCTGTAGGGCCTTGGGGATTTCAATGTATTGGCTGCTGCACGGCCGCCCAGAACGCAAGGGGTCAGCCGCGAACGATGACAACTGGGATGACATCACAGCCTATGCTCAGGCGGTGGGATTAGGGGCTGGTGCCGAAGCCCAGGAATACGCAGAAACGAATGCCCTAAAATTCAAGGCAAGTAGCCTCCGAAAGCGGGGCATCTACGGTCGCCCACTGGCTGTCTATTACGGCAAGGGCGACTCAATGGAGCCGACAATCAAGAATGGTGATGCCATCATGTTTGATACATCGGACACACGGCCTGTTGACGGCGTCCTCTATGTGGTCCAAGTGGGGCGAGAGATCCACGTGAAACGTGCTGAAATTCTCGATGGGTCGGTCTATTTCCGTAGCGACAACCCGCTCGGTGACCACGCATGGAGGAAGCCTAAAAAGATGGACTCCGCAAAGGACCCAATCCAGGTATTGGGTAGAGTTCACTGGATAGCTGGTTGGGCAGATTGAGGGGGGGGCATGAACGTGAGGGGATTTGTTTCAGCAGTATCGAGTACTACCTGCGCTTCACGAGAGACGGAGACATGAGTAGATTTGACTGGTTTTTAGTCATCTCTGTCTTCGTATCTGCATGGATGGCAGCTAGGGCATCAGATAGCGCAAAGCTCGCGGCCAAAGAGGCGCGCGAAGCCAATCACAAGCTTGGCTTGGTCCTGGCTGAGATTGAGGCCCTCCGCCGTGGGGAGCGGCTAATCGATGACGATTGGCCTCCGCCATCAGAGCATGACTAACAAAAACCCCGGCTAGGCCGGGGTTTCAAGTTCATCAAACGGGATTTCGAACGAATCACCATAGCGCGGATGAATAGTCCGCAGCTTTGTCATGAAGTCCGGATACGTGCCGCTCAACTTCATGATAGTGACCACCGAGGCAAGATGCTCTCGCAACTTCGGGTGACCAAAATCCGTAGTCAGGCGCTGGTGGAGTTTGCCCTTTTTCTCGTCCTTGGCAGCTTGTCCTTTTAGCTCCTTGAGCACGCCTGGAGCCAGGCGAGCATAGACAATGTCGTTCGTTAGCTTCCCGAAGTACTGAGGCCGATACTGGGCGGATTCCGGCGGGTACGGCAGGCCACGCAAGCGAAACAGGTGTTCGTAGAAATCTGCGGGGAACGTCCGAATGTAGGGTTGGAGTTCCTTGGCTACGAAGGCCTCAAGAATCTGTGCCAGGGCGTTTCTTGCCCTATCCTTCTGATAGCCAGTCGCCTCGTCTACGAGGGCAATGATGCCGACACGCGCAAAGCCGCGAACGAGGATTTCGCACTGGTCAGCGATGTGTTGCTGTTGCCGCTGAAGAACGCCCGCTCTGCGGGCAGCCAGTACCGCGTCGCATATGTCGGCCAGAATTGTGGCTGGGTAGCCAAAAACCACACCACCACCATGGGGCGAAGTGAACCGAATTGGGTTCTGGATCGCCGCCAGCAAGTCATTGGAAATAAAGGGAGAAACGCCCTTTCCGACCAAGAAATTGACTAGTCGATCACCGCCGCCAGCACGCGGGTTCGAGCCCCGCGACATCCCCAACCCAGACACAAGACCTCGCTGCGAAAGTACTCGCGTCCCATCGTCAAGCACGTAACACGGGATCTCTACATCGCCAATACGCAACGGATGGTCATTGTCGCCATGCGTTGCCTTAGGCAGCTTCGCCATCTCTGCCTTTGCTGTAGCGGCTTTCACGGCAATCTCCTTGCGGCGCTCCGGCGTCAACTTGGCCGCCCTAGCCTTTCCGCCCTTTGCTCGCCCCGTTACTTCAATCTGCTTTCCCATTGGATATCTCCTTTCCAGGAGACTCCAATATACATGCATTGTTTCCATTTGCAAGCACCTGCTTGCATCATGAACTAAGTAGAAGTTCTGGATACCGTTCGTCAGGGAAACGCCAACTTTATGTCCCCTATAGTTGACCTCCAAATGTCATCCATGGTTGACTATACCCATCAACCCAACGGGAGATGGGGAAATGAACGACCGAGTAGTGCAGTTGATTCCGGAGGGGGCGTGCTTCCTCCTGATGGTCGGCGATTGCTACGCCGAGTGTATGACCCGTGGCGAGCTGGCCGAGTTTGTCCGCCAGGCTGAGGCTCACCTGACGCCCGATGCCACCGGCCTGGAAGTCACCCGCTACGAGGTGGTGGAGGACACCCTCCCCCACATCACCCCGCCCCTTTCCCCCGAGCAGCAGTCCGAGGCCGAACAGGCCGGGGAGCGTGGGTAATGGGCGCTGACACCAAGACCGTGGA